GATCCGGCACCAGTAGGACCAATTGATTCAAAATTGCCCTCTGTTATCGGTGACGTGATTTCAAAATTGGTCCTGCCGCTCGATCCGTCATAAAGCTGCATGTTTCCGCATCGAACATGATTCGAAACTGTTTCGATGGGCTGAACAAACGACTGCAATTCCATGTTGTCGTTGCCAGAGCTGTATCTTAAGCGTACCAGTCCGGATATCTCGCCCGCTTCAGGGTTGTTTCCCTCCCTGTTAACGATGCTCTTAACACCAAGCCCGGCGGCATTAACTGTTGACGCGCCAGCAGCGTTAGCATTGTCAGCAATAAACTCAAAAAGAGCACCATCTGTGTATGCTGTCAGCGATTGCTTTGATCCGATGGCCGTAAGTACATAAGTGTTTGCTGATCCGCTGTCAGTGTAAAACGTACTGTTTGCAGCATACCCGGCAATACTTTTGCCAAGCTGATTAAGATCACCGCCACTAAGCGATTGGCCAAGCGCCTCGATGACGTTTTGGATCTCACTGGGAACCTGGTTCCATTCAGCCGCCGTAAGCTGTCCGCCTGTTATTTTATCGTTAAGATCTTCCAAGGTTGTGCCCTCTTTTTTTTAATCAGTGATAAATCCCTGATAAATCAATGTAATATCACGGCTTAGTGAATTTGTTGCAGACCATGCAGCCAAAAATTCATTAGCACTGTTAATCGGGATGATTAGATAAGACTTTTCGGTAAGATCCTCATTTGAGCTTAAAGAGTCATACTGAAAACCCACACTTCTATTGTTTGCATCTGCTGCTGGCGTTGAAGCATCTGGATGCACAAAATAGCCGAAAAGCGTTGATTCGGTTCCTAAAGTTGATGTATGAGTGGAATCAACATTGACGATAATTCCGGAAGCATTAGCTGGAACCTGGTCCAACTCAGTCCAAGTGTTATCAGATCCGGCACCAGTAGGGCCTATTGACTCAAACGTCGTTGCTGCCATCACTGCCGTAATTTCAAAGTTGGTCCTGCCGCTCGATCCGTCGTAGAGCTGCATGTTTCCGCATCTGATATGATTTGAAACTGTTTCGATGGGCTCAACAAACGACTGCAATTCCATGTTGTCGTTGCCAGCGCTGTAGCGCAAAGACACCAGCCCGGATATCTCACCCGCTTCCGGGCTATTGCCATCCCTGTTAACAATATTTTTAATACCCAAACCAGCAGCGTTAACAATTGACACGCCAGCAGCGTTAGCATTGTCAGCAATAAATTCGTACAGTGATCCATCCGTATACGATGTTAGCGCCTGCTTTGATCCGATCTGTGTCAGTACATAAGTGTTTGCAGATCCGCTATCAGTGTAAAATCGACCGCTAGCAATATATCCAGCAATCGATTTTCCCAATTGATTAAGATCGGCATTAGTTAATGTCTGACCCAGCGCTTCAATGACGTTTTGGATCTCGCTCGCCAAAGGATTCCAGTCTGTTGTAAAAAAGCTGTCACCTGTACTTTTATCGTTTAAATCTTGCAAAATTACATCCTCATATCTGGCGATAAATAACTTTGGTGGTTACAGGTTTTAACCGATTAAACAAGCCTTGAATTATCGCTATTTCATTCGTTCCAAAAGTGACAGGGAAAGTCAGCGGGAAAACTTGAATATCCTCAGCCGTGTAATTAACAACAATACTGTTCCTTGCCTCCTTTTCTGTTGCAAAAAGAGGAATCGGGAATGTTAACGGAAACTTTATTGCATCGATGCCTGGCGTTATAGTGACAGTCACACCAAATTGTGCGGCCAAGTCAACAAAATCCTGGTTGGTCTGCACTCCCAGCGATGCAAGCTTTATCAATATATCGCGCCTACGCTCTTCTGTTGTGCCAGTGCCAGTAAAAACGCCGTCAGGAATACCCAGTGCGGACTCCCACTCGGGTATAAAACGCTCTGTCTGATCAGGCAAAAACTCATCACTGAATTGCTTAATCAAGCTGTTAGCGCGATAGATTTCACCAGCAAGGCCAACTATTAACTTTCTGAGATTTGTACCTGATACATTTTTGCCTTTGAATAATATATTGTTTGGCAGGTACAAAGCCAGATTATCAGCAAACTCATCAACAGACCGGCGTTTAAACAGACTCATGTGATATTGCCCAGCGTTGCTATCTCGCCAGCGTTAACTGTCTGGTCTCCTGTGGGGGTGGATAAAGTAAACGTATTAACAATGTCACCTGTCACCGTATCGACTGTGTTAAATATCGCTGATCGATACGAGTCTTCATCTAAATTTTGGCCTTCTACTGCGGACTCTGAAAAAAACTGTGCAAGGCTTGCTGCGATTGCTGTGCGCATAGTTGATGTGTCAGGGTCCAAGTCAGAAAAGTTGAAATCAATCACTACAGCAGTGGGCGCGGCGACAATAATGTCATCGTTAGAATTCGTTACCGGCTTTATTTCCAGAATCTTGTTTTTTACTGTGTTGACCTGGCCAGCGTTCGGTATCGGGTTGGCGTCATTGTCGCGCATAAAATAGATTGTCACCTGGCCTATAGCTGGCGTTATCTCATTGACAAATACCCTGGTCACTCCTGATATCAGCTTTGCCTGTTGCTCTACTGCCGCAACATTAAAATTGGCGACCGGGTTTTGAATCCTGTCCAGATATCGAGACCGGATACTCGCATTTGACTCAGTATCTGCTCCGCCAGTCACACCATTGAAATCAACAGTTAATGTGTCGTCAACATTAGTGATAGGGCTCTGTAGCGTTAACTGTGTGCCTGCATCAAGGTTAAAATCAACGCCGAACTCATCCGATTCCACTGGCACACTGGCAGTAGTAAAAGACAATGTCGCACTGGTAGCAGGCTCATCAGCGGGCGATCCGACAATCTCATATTGCACCTGATCTGTGTCGATTACAGTTAACTCTGCTGTGATGTTGTACTCAGAGTTTGCTGCGCTAGCGATGGTGCCAGATACGCCTGTAGCTAACCCATGATCGCTCGCTGTTGTCAGTGTTACTGTTGTGCCGCTGCGAGTCAGGCTATCAACATTAACTGTTGCTGCGCTGATCGTTGCGGCGCTCGTGGTTGTAAATGTACCTATGCTAGCAGCTGACAAAACGGTATTGATCGGTATAGATGTAGTTGCTGTACCCGTTGCAACCACGTTTCCGGATGCTTTAGTCGCAACATTTTGAGTAATGCCCCAAATTGCGGCCAGTCTCAATAAAAAGTCGCCTGTAGCCGTGTCGGCAAAATTCTGCTTTATCGCCTCATTTAATTGCAGATAAAAGTCGTAAATCCGCATCGAAAAAGCCACGACAATCGCAGTTAGCCAGTGGTTTTTGCCACTTGGGTTTGAGCTTTGTAGCTCTCGCTGAATGTCTGCTTTACTGCGATTAAGAACTTCGGTAGCTGATTCTGGTATATCAATTGGCATCAACGTTGTCCTGTATTGTCCCAAACTGTAAATAATCTGCGCGCTATTTTATTAGCGCTGCGCCTGACCACAGTAATTAATTCAACACTGTTTTGACTGACGACTGTTGATATCTCGTCAATTGATATCGCAAGTCCGTCATCAACAAGATACTGCAAAGCCTTTCTTGTCTCATCCTCTAATTTATTGAGATTGTCTCGTGTCAGCCTGGCCTGATATAGCAGCCATATTTTAGAGCCATCCTGAAAATCACCATCCGGGTAAAGATGGACGTTGCCAATCCAGCCGCGCCGAAATTGGGGCTCTAAAACCTCGTTAGATGACGCTCTTCTCTCTCCGAATATGGCATACAATAAAGCTGTATCAAAAAAGTCATCTGTTAATATATCGCCATCCGGGCCAATACTAAAATCATAAACGCCGGTCGTTTGGTCAATGCTTAATACTGCGTCAACTGTCATGTTACACCTGAAATTGGGGCTTGTGTGTCACCGTTTGAGTCAGGATCTTGTGTGTGTCCATGCGTTTCACCGATGTCACTGCCGTTGTTTGTCACGCCGCCAGCAATCGATAAATCGCCGGTGATAGACACATTACCCGTTATCGTCACACTGCCGTTTGTCGTTATATCGATATCGCCACTGCCGCTGAACTTGATAATAGATTGATTAACAGGGTGATATATTGCGACTTCACCGGCCAAAAGTTCAGGCCTGGATTTAGCATCGATAGGTATGCAGGCGCGGTTATCTTCATTGCCTTGAGCTGCAAAAGCCAACGCTAAATTGTCACCCGGAACGTTCGCGTGAATCCCGTAGGGAAATAGGATTATAGCTTTCCCCTGTTTTCCCAAATATTCCACTTTTTGATTATAGAACTGGTCCTTGTTGTCGCCCGGGTCCGTCACTCTGACCCATTTTATTAGTGTCTTTATAATATCGATCATAATAATCCGTCTATATTTGGCGCCACTGCCGATACAGGATCTGGCTCTATCAGCAAGGTATACGCGTCTTTGCCTACAAACGACAATGCTGTCCGTGTTCCCTGATTGCTGAATGAGTGAGTAACACTATTGCATAACATATTCTCCTGTTTACCTAAAAAATCATCAACAACGGCATAAACCCGGTTAATCTGCCACAAATCGCCCGTATTTCCGCCGACTCTGGATCCGTCCACTTCTGCTGAATACACCAATCCCCTGGCTTTTCGTATGTTGGCCTCCCACTTGGCGCGATCCAGACATGCGCCGTTAGAAAAAGGGATCTCAGACACGATAACTTTTTGACGACCGGCTCTAATGTCATTGTCTGAGATCCCATTGCGCTGATTGACAACTGACTCCAGGCTAGTGTCACCCGCCAAATTCAGCGCAACGGGATTAAGTGAAGAAGAGATTTGATAAGCGTTAAATCTCCCAGTTATGTCATAACTAAATCTTGATGATATGACGTTGTTATCGTCAGCATTAGCGATATGCTGTATTCGTCCAGCCGCAGTAATCCCAGAATTTGAAGCAATAACAACATTGCCGTCTGCGTTACTTGTCAGTAAAACCTGCCGTTTTTTAGCGTACTTTTGAATAAATTCAAACGCATTAGAACCTGGCTCCGGAGCTGCTATATCCTCAGTCGAGCTAAATTTTTTCGGATTCACTTCATCTACGACAATGATATCAGCCCCGATGTTTTCAATCACTTTTTCAATGATCGCTTTTAACGTCAACTCCTGGCCGTTTAAGTCATCAATATTAGATAGAGAGCTATCAAGCAGGTCGCAGGTCTTATCCCTGCCCTGCACTCTTATCGTGTGTTTTTCAGCGCTATAATCAACTGATATAACTTCAATAAATCCGGTCAATACAGGCTCATCATCAACAATAACAACACAGCTATCACCAATAGAAAAAGGCAATTTTTGATACTGCTTGTCACTTGCTATAAATTCAAATCGACTAGAAAGAGAGTCAAGTCTCAGATCGCACGATGCACCTATAAAATTTTGATAACGTACTCCCGATATCTCTATTTGCATAGTCATAGCGTCACTAAGTCGATAGATCCGCTAATGAATGACACGTCAGCTATATCGTTTAAATCAATGATAGTCTGGCCGTTGTCGTCATTGCCGTAGTAATCAAACGCCAGTAGCCTGGCCGTTGTCGGAACAGTATCAACAGTGATGACTCGCGGAGTCGTTACACTGACTTCGTTAAGCGCATCCAGCACAGATACTCGCATATCAGTTATAGCGTCTTTTACTGACTGATCAACACTAGATAACAAAACACTGTCGTACTGATCATCCAAGCTATCAGTTGTGTCTTTGATTTGATCGGTAGTCTGATAATCTATTTGTGTTGCCGCAAGATAAGCGCTACTTAATGATGCCGCAGACATAGAGCCATTTAACAAGTCATTGTTGGATTTTCTCTCTGTCAATGCCGCTGTAGTTGGGTTGATAGTGATATCGTCAGCACCAAAACCAAACAGCTTTCTGATAACATCAAACCTGGTTTGTGCATCAGAATACAATTGATCAAGACCTTCATACGTCTTTTTAAATTCATCTGCCAAACCCGATGAATCCTTAACTAACACTTTTGCATTGTCAGCAAAATCATTAATGTCTGCTGTAAATTGATCGATGCTATCAGATGTGTCTGACACAAAAGAAATTGCGCTGCGAACTGAGTCAACGACAGATTCAACTTTGCTAACCGCCTCAGAAAAATTGTTTTTGAATTTATCACTGACAGTAAAGTTGATAGTGATATCGTTTTTAACTGCCTCTTTGACTACCTCATTTTTTGACGCAATCTGGCTAGTAACATTGGCTATAGATTGCGGTATACCGGTATTATTATCGACCTGGAAATCTATTTTTATCGTTGTTTTGCCAAAGTTAGACAGATCCTCATCCATGGAATAGCTGACTGCGTACACACTATCGATACGTCCGTCTATAGGATGTATTAGTTGTCCTGGATCGTTAGATTCAATCCTGGATAACAATAATCGCTTGTAAGCAAAATAATCCATTGCTTGTCTATCAGACACGACACAATCAAGAGAGTAGTTTCTCGGAGACAATCCAAGCGGCTCAACAGATTGCGTGTTGCGATTCGGATATTGTTTAACATCGTGCTTGATGCCGCCTTTTATCGTACTAACATCGACAGACAGCTCAACGTCTTTAAACCATGCCGTTAATATATTCGCTTCATCTGCCATTATTGAGTAGCCATATTCATTCCAACGTTTAAGTTGTTGCCAAACGTTGTTATTGATGTATTTTTGACTTCGCTGCCTTTTTCTGCCGCAACGGTGATATTGCCATTAAT